CATCATAATATACACTGCTCAGTTACATACTTACCTAACTCATACATTGCTAGTAAGAATAATAGTCTTAGTATTTGTTTAATCATTGTTTATCTACCTTCTTTACTTCGTATAAGACCGGATATAAATTTAAAAAGTGTATTCTATAACCGATTGTTTTAACTTCTACCTTATCGCCTACTTTTAACCTAGCTTGTATATCTGCGCTATCAAATTTCTTTTTGAATAATAAGTCGGAATTTTCAATGACTTGTTTGTTGTCTAATACAATATAGAACTTGTCTTCTTTATCTTGTCTCTTGTTATATTTATCTGTAATAGTTCCTTGATGTAATTCTTTGTGTTGGTAACTAGCCACTGTATAGATAGGCAATGTGATAACAAGTAGCAATGCGAATATACCGAATAATGACAGTATTCCAACAATAAAGATGTCGAACCCATCCATATTTTTAAGTTTTTTAATCATCATTGTCATCTCCAGTATCAATTAAACTAGGCATCATTCTTAACATAGCCCTTAATTCATATTCATTCATATTAGCCATCGTAGGACTGTAAAATTCACTGTCTTTATCTTTAATTTCTTTAATAAAATCATCTTCAATCTTAGCCTTTTCTTCAGGTGCTTTATTTTTATATTTTTTGATTATTTCAGTGTACTTTTTCGGGAATTTCATTTTAGGTATGTTAATCATCGTTTGCCTCCTTAATAAATGTAAATGATTCAATCTCATCTCTTTTAACCCATACTTCATTGTTGAACACATCTTTGACCGGAAGAAAATCCTCAATCACTAGATTCATAACAAGATTAATATAATCGTCAGAAGCTAGATCTGTTGTTGTGTAATAAACTCTATCTGAAATAGTTTTAATTTTAACCTCCGTCATTTCCCACACTCCCTTATATTTTCAAATAACTGACCCACTTTAATAACTGCATCTCTTTTAACTTGTGCCTCGTATTTGCGCTCAGCTTCTTCTTTACTCTCTGCCTCAACAACTGTAAACCTTTGATTGCTTTTAGCTTTAGTTATGTGTGTATGCTTGCGTCCTGTTGAATCTTTGAATGTTGTGACTAAGTATTGCGTCACTTCCCCAAAACCTCCTTGACTCGATCTAAGATGTCTTTACACGTATCCTTTTCCTGCGTCTGCTGTTCCATCTTGTCTTTCATGATTCCTTTTCATTTTCTTTTTGTATGCGTCAATGAGCTGGTCGATAGAATATAAGTTGAAAGCTATGTCTATCGCTATTACAATTGCCAATTGGTCAGGATAAAATTCTTTGAATATTATCTGTGGTGTGCTAACAACTGCGTCTTGAGCAAATTCTTTATCTTTAAAATTAAACATGTTGTGAAATTCACTATTTTTAAAACTTGATTCAATCGCTTCTTTTATCTCTTCTGATGACACTCCTACTTGATTCGCAATACTCAATCCAAACGCCAACATGTCCGCTAATTCATCTAACTGAACATCTAACGGCTTACCTGGTTTCTTCTTCCAGTTCTTAAACGTTTCCAATGTATTAAACCATTCAAAGAATTCAACTACATATGCTATTTTGCTATCTCGTAAGTTCAGCGTTGGTATTCTATCGTCGAACTCCTTTTGTATTTGTAATAACTCTTGTAACTGATCAATTGTTAATGTATTAGTCATTTTCCTGATCCTCCTCATATTTATAGACCACTTGCCCCGTCATAATCCCTACTGCTTCATCAAGACCAATATCTTCTTTGAGTGCATCTTGCATAGCATTAGGTAAACCTTCAAGTATTTCATCAAACGCTTGCGCTTTCTTATACACGTCTTCAATCTCTTTTAGTAATCCCTCTGTGTCATTGCCGTTATACGCACTAGCACTGATAATTGATTGTTCAATTTGTTCGCGGTTATTCATCATTTCCATCTCCTCTAAAATAAAGTTAGTTGCTTCTGTTCCTCGTATTCCAAACCATGTTGCTTTATATATATTTCGAGCTCTTCAGCAGTATCAAATGTCTTTTTAACGCTTTGCCAACCTGGCACGATATGCCCATGAAAGTAATACGTGCCATTTACTACATGAGTATGTGCCACTCGTTCGTTATCCTGATACAGATATCTTTTAGAGCCGAAAAATTGGTTTAAGCGTTCTTTACGTGCGCTATCTGTCATGGTCGTCACTCCTTTTAACAATTAGGCAGTCCAAACGACATGCATTCGTAATATAGTTCTTCATTCCTTATGCTTGTCTTATAGTTCTCAATCACATTGCTAACTTCTTTATGACTCATTGCTTTAACTTGTTCGTCTGTATATTTTTCGCAGTCTTCTAATTCCAGTTGCTCCTGTAATGACATTACGTAATCAACTTGTTTTTGCGTTGCCATCGTTACCCCTCCCACAAGTCAAACACTCTATCGACGTAAAACTTCGCCTTTGCTAAATCCTCATGACCATTCTTTAACGGTGCTCTAGACAAGTATTTGATTGCATTACCTATTGCGAATGCTAATTGTGGTGGATACTGTGCCGTAACTTGTTCGATGAAATCTATAATTTCAATGTCGCCGTATGTGTAATGCGCAGGTTGTTTAACATTGTCTTGTGTTTCATTCATATCTACTTTTCTGTTACTGATTATGCTCATTATGCTTCACTCCATTTCTTGAACATTTGGTTATAAGTGACATCGAACCAGTACGGATCACGTGAATGTTTTTGAGGCGTTCCATCATAAAGCCATGGTCTCAATCTTCTCTTTCTTTCTTCTTCATATTCCGCTCTCACATTTCGTTGGTATAGGTTCAAAATCGCTTTTTTTCTGATTTTTTCTCTCTCTTTTTCTTCATCTTTTATTTGACTCTTCATATATTCAACTTCATCTTTAGATTTTGAGTCTTTTCTTCCACACAATAATTCATCGCCGCGCATTTTATGTTTGTATCTGTATCTAAGAAGTTCTGGAGATATATGATATTTTTCTGAAACTTCTCTCAATGTCATTAGTTTTCCTTTGATACGCACTCTTATAACTTTTCTTCTAGCCATCATTCCACCTCTAAATCTAAAACCTTGATATTTATAACGTTATATTTTAATAGTTCACCTGGATTATTAAATAAATAGTCCGCCAAATTCTCTTTTTCTTTATCAATCTGATTGTAATTAACACTTTCGACTTCTGTAGGAATTCTAATGTCAACAGAAGCATTGATATAAGCTTGATGTTGCATTCAATCACACTCCTAATCCTTCATATAAAACGGAGAAGTAAATCCGTCACTATTCAAATTCAATCCTTTTGCCCAATCGACAGGCTTATTCATGATAGTTTCGATTTCCTTAAGTCCATTTGAACCTCTAGGTATTTCTACAATTACTTCATCATGGACATGTCCAACTATTTTAAAACCTGATGCTTCAAGCCTAGCTATAGAAATCGCAAGTAAATCCCTTGCAGTTGCTTGAACAATATTCTCGACTAACTTCCCACCATACGTTTTTAACTTTGACCATTTACGGTTAAGATCTAAGCCCATAAATTCAACAACTTGACTACCCCAACTATTTTCACCAACTGAAGCTTTTGGATAAGCTAAAGCTCTTCCACTAGGCAGTTCAATCATTAGAAAACCTTTTTTCATATAAAATCTAACTCCATGCGTATGATGCGTCTTTCGGGATTTCACAGTATTAATTGCAGCCTCTTGGCAAGCCTTCCAAAAATTAACTATGTTAGGATTTGCGTTACGCCAACTATCAACTAAACCTTGTAATTCATTTTCTTCAATGCCCATTTCCAATGCGCCCATCGCTTTTAAAGCTCCAGCGCCACCTTGATAACCTAAAGCTAATTCGGACACTTTTCCCTTTTGTCTGAGAGGGTCGCCTTTAGTTATGCTTTCTACCGGGACATTAAACATTTGAGAAGCCGATGCTTCATATATCTTTCCGTGTGTGTTGAACACATCTAAACGCCATTGTTCTTTTGCATACCATGCTATGACTCTTGCCTCTATTGCAGAAAAATCACTTACTGCTAGTTCATTACCTTCTTCAGCAGTAAATGTCGTCCTAACTAATTGACTTAATAAGTCTTGAGGATGAACATTGAGTAATAAATCTAAATCGTCAAAACGTTGTTCTTTAATAAGATCTCTTGCTATTTCTAATTCAGTATCTGAAATATAATGCTTTGTTAAATTCTGAAGTTGTACACCTCTACCTGCCCATCTTCCAGTACCGGCACCGTAAAATTGAAACAGACCTCTTACCCGTTCATCACTGCACATCATGTCATGCATTTTGTTGTATTTTTTCACACTGGTTTTAGACATTTGCAATCTAATTTCTAGCATTTTTTTAGCTTTTCCTGTTGCTTCTTTTAAGTACTCCTGAACCGTTTTCTTTTGTAAATTAGGTATATCTAATCCTTGGTCATCCTTTAACCAAGCCAATAATTGTGTAGGACTATTAGGATTTTCTAAACCTGTTATATGTTTAGCTTGATTAAGCAATTCTTCTTTACTCTGCTTATCGAGCACATTAGCTCCTAACATCAATGATTTAGAAAGCTTAATACCTCTGTCGTTTATATGTTGGTCAAAAACCCAATATGCTTGTTCAATTGCAGTTACTGGAAAGTCTTTAATTTTATGAGCAATCGTCATTTCTACTTCTACATCTCGAATACAGTAATCTATAAATTGTTGCCATTTTTCAAGATCATGTTCAGGCAAGTTTCTTGTTCTTCCTCCATTAACTTTTGTTGGTTTACAAGGTATAGAGAAATAACGAATTAAATTTTTACCTGCTTTATCTTTTTGGTTTTGTAGTCTTAAAACTTCTCCAACTTTATCAAGCGAAGCAGGTAAGCCAATACGCATTGAATTAACCATTGTGCAAATCCATTCTTCAGGTGGCATCTGTTTATTAAAATGTTTAGCAAGACAAGTTCTTTCGAAATTAGCATTGAATGCATACTTTTTTACAGCAGGATCAAAAAGAGCAATTTTAAACGTCTCAAAATCAGCGTGGAAAGGCTCATTATCTACTTTAGTCATGTCAATCGCACTAATCGCTCCACCATCTATTGAATAAGCTATAATTAAAATTTCGAAATCTTCAGCTTCTGTGTATTTATAGGCACCACATTTCGAAATATCATTACTGCTATATGTTTCAATATCTATATTCATAAATCTCAAATTCTTGACACCTCAATTTCTTTAAAATTAAAGTGGGGCTAAAACCCCACCTATTGACTTATAAGAAATCCTCATCATCAGTGTCTAATTCATCGAAATCATCTTCTGCTGCACTTGCACCGCCAAGAGGTTCGCCTTTTTCTACAAGTTGAATGTTGTTCAATCCAACTGCGATACCCTTATTACCATTTGTGTTGAAAGGAAATAGATTAATTGAAGCTCTAATATAATCACCACTTACAACAGTTCCAGAATCCGTTAATCTAATTTTGTTTTGGTCAATAATACCAGGTGCTTGTTTGCTTGATGCGTTAATAAAATAAGCGTCTTGATAATTGACATCATCTTCTCTTTCAGTATCTCCATCACGTAATGGAAGTTTCAGATTTGCAGGAACTTTGCCTCCAAACTTACTAACTTTTCCTTCTTCTTTAGCAGCTTCTATAGCTTGTTCAATGGCTTTTATCGTACTTGTATCTGATTTAGGAATGATTAAACTGATTGAATACTTTGATTCTTGCCCTTCTTGCATACTGTGAGGTTCAAAAATATGTGCATATGATGCTCTTACTTTTCCTGTAATCACTTTAGTTTTATTTAATACTTTTGCTTTCATGTTTATATACCGTCCTTTTAAATTTTTATAGTTTGTCAAAATCATCTTCAGCAGATTGCTTTATAGCTGGTCGTTTATCCGACTCGGTAGCAAGTGTTAATTTACCTTGCGGCTTTTCTATAAAACCCTCTGTAATTTTAGAAAATGCTTTTTTACCAATTAATTTTTCTAAATTCGTAATGCTAAGTAACTTGGTTTCTGTAATATCTTCAGGTTTATAACCCGCTTCAACTAACTTTTCAAGCATTGCTTTTGTATCAGTTATCATTCTTCGTGAACGACCTTCTACAAGCTTCCAACCAGGATAGTTTTTATCATTTTCTTTCGCTTGATTTAGTGCATATTGTTCTACTTCATCAGCCCATTTTTTGATATCAGGCAGTTTATATAAAAGTTCTGCAATCTCTTCATCACTTAACAAATGTGGTGGCTTTTGAGGCACATTTTGCATGTATTCTGCACGTGTTCTACATGAATGATTTATCTTACAGAATCTACAATGACTACCTGCTTTAAACTCTCCTCCACCGTTATAAGCAAGTCTGGCTAATGGTTTAACAAAATCGGCTCCCCATTGAAGTAATCTTGATATTGGTAACTCTTCAGTAGAAAAGTTATCTATTCGAGGTTGTATGATAGTCATGCGAATTGTATGAATGTCATACATTAAACTAAGCAGTTCATATGCGCCCAAGCCATATAATCTAAGTTGAGGATTATCTATAGCTGAAACTTCAATGCCTTTACCATATTTAAGGTCAATAATTTCAAGTACACCACCTGAAAATATAATGACATCACCAGTTCCAAAAGATTCAGGGACGTATTTACCTAAATCTAATTTTGTTTCAAATAAAGCTATTACATCATTATCCCTACTCAAAGCTTCGTTATATTTTTCTTCTACATTAGCTACATACTCTTCCACATATTCACGCAATTCTTCGCTGTAATATTGATTTCTCTTATAATTTTGAAAAGCCTTATTAAACTCAAACTGTGTTAGGCCTTCATATTTAAGGCTGAAATATAACTCACTTAACTCATGGGCGAATGTACCTTCTTCGGCAAAAACTGTACTTTTATCTGCAATACCTTCACTTGCCTTAATACTCGGTGGGCAGTTTAGCCATTGTTTTGCTCCACTTGCACTAAGCTTTGCATGAGCTCTATTTGAGTGATCTAGCTTCATGCATTTATTCTCGCATTCATAAAATCAACAATTTTTTCATAATGCTCTTCTTTGATAGTAGATAGCTTATCCGCACCAAGTTCGTTAAGTTTATTTCTAAATTCTTTCTTATCAGAAGTATCTGCTTTTTTAAGGAACTCTTTTCCTACTGATAAAACATAATCTTTAGTTAAATCAGCAGAAGTTTCCTTAACTTCTTCAATTGATTCCAGTTGAGCTGTTTCTTCTTTTGGCATTGGTGCTTCTTTAACTTTCTCTTGTACAATTGATGAATCTACTGTTGATAGTTCAGTGTTTAACACACGTAAATTGTTATTTAATAGTTTTAATTCTTCAAAAATATCTTCTAATATTGCCATTGATTAAATCCTCCTACCATTTCATGACTAAGTTAATTAGTCTGTCCTGTTCATCTGTGTTCTCTTCAATCCATTCGTTTATAACGTCACGCATTGCATCCGTCGCAAAATATAGTTCGCTTAAATCTACAACATGAAATGATTTAAGTGGAATATTATTCATATCCTTGATTTGTATACTGATACCGTCATGTTTTTTCATCGCAGACACTTTAAATTCAAACCCGTTAAAGCTGATAATTTTATTTTTTATCTCACCAAATTTGTAATACATTGTTTTAGCCCTCCTTGTTATCATCAATACCGTGAAATTTTTGTGATTTACACATTTGGAGAACATTGACAATGTCTTTATAACTCTTAGTGCTATCCAATAAGGAAGCAAGATCGAAAGTATGACCAATCACAGAACTTGAACCTGCTAAATAATCTCCGTCGATAACTCCTATTGATGAGAAAAGCAAAATATCAAATTTACTTTCTCCCTTAATTTCTTTCGCTAATTCATACAATTCTCCGCTTTTTTCAGATAATAAGTCTTTTACTTCTTCCTGAGTCATGTCTTTATATTTTTTAGTCATTGTTGACTTCCTCCTCGTTTTCTTCGTCCTCCTCGTTATCTTCTTCGTTTTGTAATTCATAAATTTTGTTTTTTAGTTTTATATTTTCTTTTTCCAATTTTTCGTTTTTTCTTTCTTCCGCAAAATACTTACCTCTGTAAGTATCTTCTTCTTTATCTTTAACAGCCTTTATTTCAATAAGTTTTCTGTACTCGTTCAATGTGATTGTTACTGTCAATTCTTGATTTGCTACAAAGTTATCTTCTTCATTTCTGTATCCTGAGAAATCTTTAGTGTAATAATGTTGTTCAGTTTTAATATTTTCAGCCATAGTTGACTACCTCCGTATATTTTGATTTAATTAAGTTGTATATTTTGATAAATGTTTGTCACTGTTACTTGTTGACGCAAGTAGCAGTTTTTTTATTCTTCATAAAAGTATTCTTTGTAGTATATGAATGTTGCGATACTTGCGAATCCCGCAATTGACCATGCTGTAGTGAAGTACAGCAATGGCATAAGCACAATCGCTAAGACTGTGAAGCACAGTACTGCTATTAATTAGCTTTTATATGTGTCGCTCATTTAATATCCTCCTAATACCATTTTTTATGCTTTCTGATCAAATACTCTTCCAATTTAGAAATATTAATCAGAGTGCCTGTTGGTGAATAATCAATGTATAAATTTTCTACACCTAAATTATCTTTGCGGTAATATTTCAACCAGTTGTATACTGTACTTCTACATACTCCAAACAATTGATGGATTTGTGTAGGTGTTGCGTATAACTTTTTCACAAATTTTTCTTCGCCTCTATATGTGTTTTCTGGTGTTGGTGGTACTATGATTTTTGGCATCTCTATCACTCCTTTCGATAAATGTTAAAGTTTGTTATTATTCGCTCTGTATTGAAGTTCTCTATCTAATGCATAGAAAACTTTGTTTATTTCTAAGTAGCTGTAATCACCTTTTTTAATACTTCCTAATATTTCCTTTCTTAGTCGACGTTCATTTTCTGTTAAAGATTCTACTGACGCATGATCTCTTCTGAAAATCCTTGGTATGATTATGTCTAACCCTTCTGATTTTTTGTTCATTTGTTGTTCCACCTTTCGTGTATAATGTTGTTATCAACCTAAGGAGGTGATAAGTATACATAAGAGATTGCTCACTCAATATTTAGATAAAGAAATCGTTACTTCTTTAGATTTACATTTAATTAATGGTGAAGTTATTAAAGTACAAGAACATATAAAAGATGCTGAAAGCAAAACTCTACACATCATTCATCCAAAAGATAGAGTTGTCAGTTTAGATCATGTTTTGTATTTCGACATTAACGTTAAAGGTGAAAAGAATAACGATAGTCCTTATCCATCTTAAAATCCATAGTGCTTATAGTTATTTGCTATTTGTTGACAGTTATCACTGGCAAGTCCTACCTTGTCAGCTTGGTAACTGTATTGATTATTTACTTCATTTACTAATCGATTCCATTCGTCTCTTGGTATATCTTCAAGAAGTAAGAGAATCATCTTTAATTTTTCTTCGTTCATTTGTTGTTCCTCCTTTTAAGTTGTTTATGTCCATTTGTTACATTACCTAAAAGTTATAAAAAGTTATACGAAGGTCAAAAAATTTAGACCTTTATCTGGTCTACCTCAATATCATATAACTTTGCTAAAGCGTAAACTGTAACATTACTTAAATTAGTGTCATCCTTTTCCCAATGACCAACTGTCTTTGCATTGACGCCCAATATATCTGCTACTTCTTGCTGTTTCAAGTCCCTTACAAGTCTCCATTTTCTTACGGATAATTGTTCCGGCATGTCGTCCACCTCCCTTTCACACGTATAACTTTATATTACTTTGTATTACTTGTCAACAGATAAAGTTATATTTCTTCATAAAAAGTTATAAAAAGTATTGTAAAGTAATGTCGGTTATGGTAAGTTAATATTACATTAAGTAATATTAAAGGAGACAACTATGGAGAATAATAAAGTCAGAAAAATTTTATCTGAAAACCTTCAAGAACTTATGAATGATAAAAATATTGATCAGAGAGAACTTGCTGAAGCTATTGGAGTTTCTCAACCTACAGTCTCCAATTGGATTCAACAAACTAAATATCCACGAATTAAAAGAATTCAACAACTTGCAGATTACTTCAATGTACCGAAATCAAGAATTACTGAATCAAAAAAAGATATACATCAAGAAACAATTGCTGCTCATTTTGATAAGGAGGGATTAACTGAAGAAGAGATTGAAGAAGTAAATAGATTCATTGAATGGGTTAGAAATAGAGACAAATAAAGGGTGTTTATATTGGGATTATACGAAGAACTTTGCATAAATAACGAAAAAATAAAGATAGAAGAAACTGACCAGCTTCCAAATTTCCAACCTGGATGCTATATGAACGGAAAAATTTATATAAGGCGTAATTTATCAGAAGTACGTAAAGCAGAAGTGTTATATGAGCAACTTGCCCACCACAAGTTGACGTATGGCAACATTTTAGACCAAACAAAATGGATTAATAGAAAATTTGAAAATTATGCACGTAGACATGGTTTTACTTCAGCTGTACCGCTACATGAAATTGTAGAAGCTCACAACTACGGTGTTCGTAATTTGTACGAGTTGTCAGAGTATCTGCAGTTGAGTGAATCATACATACTAGAAGCTATAGAACAATATAAAAAGATATATGGTATTGGAACTCACTATGGCGAGTATTCTATTACGTTTGAGCCGTTGAGAGTTTTTAAATATAAGGAAATATAAACAAAGGAGAGATACATATGAAAAAAGTAATCGGACTGCTACTAGTAAGTACATTAGCTTTAACAGCTTGTGGTGAAAAAGAAAAACCAAAAAAGAAGAAAATAAAAAGTCACAAACACAAAATCACAAAGATAGCAAACCAAAAACGCAACAAGAAAAAATGAAAAAAGTTGAAGATAAAAATCCACCTAATAATAGCATACAAAATAATTCAAACAATCAAAACCAATCACAAAACAATCAACTTAATAATAATTCAGATCCATCTAATAATACTCCTGCAAATATAAATGAAAACGATTCACAAAATACTAATTTAAATGATGAGTATGTCGTTTCGCCTGGCTGGACTAAAGATGAACAGGCTAAAGCTTTTGAAGAGTACAAAAAAGGAAAAGAAGAGGAAGCAAGAGCTGGTGCTAGCGCAGTACCAGGAGCCAATATTAACTAATAAAACAATATAAGAAAGAAGAGCTAATATGGAAACAAATAAAACAATCGATTTAATGAATTATGTGGAATTTCCAAAAAGATACACAGAGGCAAAAGGCAAATTAGTTGCACAACCAATAACTACTATAAATAGCGCAAGAAGAGTTGAAAATGAAGATATGACTGTTTGCTACATTTTAGATCAGGATGATGATGTAATGGACTTTATCTTTGACAGAGATATAATTACTGTTTACTGTCCTGAAAACGGAACTGCGACTGATGAATATTTTTGTGAAATTATATTTAACTCAGATGACACATTTACCCTAAAGCGATTATCTAATTACGTTACCATTAAAGATAGAAGCTACCCAATGTCAAAAATAAATGACGTAAACATTACGGGCAAAGTCGTCAGATTATTTAGAGATTTTAAATAAACTTGGCTTTAATTACGATTAAAAGTACCTATATAGCGTGACGAGAAAAAGGATTAAAAAAAATCAAAAAACGACCTACTAGTGTAGACGTTGAATGGTGGTGAGAATTTTATGGTAGATAAAAACAAAAAACAAGAAACTACTCGTAGTAACCCATTAAACAAAAGTTTTGAAAAGTCAGGCGCCAGCGAAAAATTAAAAAGCACTTTATCAGAAAAAGCTAAGAAAAAAGATTAGTATTCATTCATTAAATATAAATCCAATTTAATTTGTTGTTTAAGGTCTACAAGCGTATGTTTAATATACAATTCATCGTTTGACGGTAAATCAGATACTTTGAAATCTTGTCGCTCAACTTCTAGTAAATCGAAATCGCTACCAGCTGAATTATAGGTTTTAAGTTCACCCTCTTCAATGATTCTGTTTTCAAAGTCTTTTATAACTATAAATACTGGTTTACCGTTGTTATTAAACAACTTGTCTCTTTTGTCTAATAAGCTTATACAATCCAATTTCATAAACTTTCTGGTTATATTAATTAACCAGATAATAAATTTAACAATTAAAGGATTAAATACAAACACTGTTAAAACAAAAATAAATAGAAACAAAATATTTGCTTTTAGACCTGTAAGCAACTGAATTAAATTCAAATTTTTTAAATCAACATTATTAAAAATTATAAAACTATAAAACCATATCAAACATGTTTCAATAGAAAAAATCAATAATACAGGAGTATTGATAACCTTGTTTTTTTCACTAACTAAACCTATCATTGTTAGATATTTATATGGTATGTAACCTAAAACTCCTGTAAGAAGAAGCGCCCCTAGAAATTGAGTCATCTTATCACCTACTTTTTATTTTATTATAACACATTTAGTACCTAGTACTAAATTACGGGTAGCCCGACTACCCTTATTATTTTTTAATATTTTATAGAACATACGTTCTTGCAGGAGGTATAAACATGTGGATTGAAAAATTTAAAAACAAAAATAACGAAACTAAATACAGATACTACGAGAAGTATAAAGATCCATACACAGATAAATGGAAGCGCGTAAGTGTTGTGTTGAACAAGAATACAAAACAATCTCAAAAAGAAGCAATGTTTCGTTTAGAAGAAAAAATAAAAGAAAAACTGAACAACAAGTCGTCAAGCGAATTAAAAACTTTGACTTTTCACGCGCTATTAGATGAATGGCTTGAATATCATATAAAAACATCAGGTTCAAAGTTGACTACTCTTAATAATATAAAAATAAGAATTAGAAACATTAAACGATACAGCTCTGAGAACTTGCTTTTAAACAAACTAGATACAAAATATATGCAGATATTTATTAATAAATTATCAGATATCTATTCTCAAAATCAAGTAACCCGTCAACTCGGAGATATGAAAGGAGCTATTAAATATGCAGTTAAATTTTACAATTATCCAAATGAATATTTGTTAACTAATGTCAAAATTCCTAAAAGAAGAAAAACAATAGAGGATATCGAAAAAGATGAATCTAAAATGTACAACTATTTAGAAATGAACCAAGTCCTACAGATACGTGATCATATACTAAATGATAATAAGTTACACAAGCGAAATCGCATTTTAATTGCCAGCATCTTAGAAGTACAGGCTTTAACTGGTATGCGCATAGGAGAACTACAAGCACTGCAGGAAAAAGATATAGATTTATTAAACAAAACTATCAATATAACAGGTACAATTCACCGCATTAAATACGAGGAAGGATTCGGATACAAAGACACTACAAAGACTATAAGTTCAAAAAGAAGTATCAGCATCAATTCTAGAACCGTAGAAATTTTTAAAAAGATAATACTGGAAAACAAAATGTTGAAAAGATGGAATTCGAGCTATGTTGACAGAGGGTTCATATTCACAACAAAAAAAGGGAATCCTTTATGTAATAATCAAATCGCCGGTGTGCTTAAGAAAACTACAAAAGCTTTAAATATGAATAAGAAAGTTACCACGCACACATTTAGACATACACACATAACTTTATTAGTAGAAATGAATGTTTCTTTAAAAGCAATTATGAAAAGGGTAGGACATGTAGATGAAAAAACAACCATTCGCATATATACTCATGTAACTGAAAAAATGGATAGAGAACTAACTCAAAAACTCGAAAACATTCCAAGTTAGCTTAAATCCGCCCTTTTTTTGCCCTTATATTTTTTACAAGCTTTATAAAACGCTTGAGAACACTGGCGTTAAAGCTTTTCTTGAAATAAACATATCATCATAATGTGATGGTTCAAATATCATTTGTACAATCAAAGGCTTCATGTTCTTAACAATATCATCTAAATGGTTATCTAAAATTGGTGACACTGCTTTTAAATCATTAAGAAAAGGCTCCCATTTGCCTAAAGTATTATCTAATTCTTCTAATTTAGTTTTAATATAATTACAAGTTACATTAGGAATCAGGGACAAAAATTCTTTCTTTTTTACATTTAACATTTCAATTGCATGTCTTAAATTCTTACGTATTTTGGGAATTGTATTAATCAAATATTTTATTACATCGACAATTTTCGATGCATATTCATCATATATACCTTGAACATAGTCTGCTATTTTTTTAATACCATCATCGATATGGTCTTTTAATATTTTCATTTTTCTTCCTAAATAATTAGAAGGTATAACTAGACCCTGTACCATATTTTCGCCGCTACAATTAATTTTGAAAATTTCCATCTAAAATTGTTGCATCTTGTTGTTTCATAATACTTCTAATATCTGCAAT